CCTCGGAGGGCAACAGCCCCGGAGACCTCAATGATTGAGCTGCGCAAGATGTCCGGTGCCGTCACCGGCAAGACCCTTTCCGGCTATGCCGTCCTGTGGGACACCCCTTCGGTGACCATCCACGAACGCGGCCGCACCTTCACGGAGGTCATCAAGAGGGGTGCCTTTGACCGGTCCCTCTCTGAAAGCAAGACCGACGTCAAGCTGCTTTACCAGCACCAGGGAAGCCAGCTCCTGGCCAGGACCCGCAACGACACCCTCCGCCTCAGCCAGGACGACAAGGGTCTTCGCTTCGAGGCCACCCTCCCGGACACCACGCTGGGGGCGGACGTACGTGAATTGCTGAATTCTGGTACACTCTCCGGCGAGATGAGCTTCGGCTTCAGCGCCGTGAAGGACAGTTGGAGCCAAGGCAATTCCCGCAGGGAGGTCCTCCAGGCCGATCTGTTCGAACTTTCCGTCGTCGTAGACGCTGCTTATCCCCAGACCTCATCGGCTCTGAGATCACGGGGCGAAGACTCTTGGGCCGATAGGATCAGGATCAAACTCCTCAGGAAGAAAACCAATGGCTGAAAACATCAACGAACTCCTCGAGACCCGCAACCGCCTCACCGGCGAACTCCGTTCCATGCTCGACGCATGGGAGGAGAAGACCTCTAATGCCACGTCCGAATTCGATCGCAAGGCCTGCGGCGAGCTCCGCGAGAAGTGCTCGAAGCTTGAGGTCGACCTCGACAAGCTCGAGGCCAAGATCGACCTCGAGGGTCGCAAGGCGCGCCTCGCGAAGACCGAGGCTCGTGGCCAGGAGCCGGTGATCGACACCCGTGGCGCCATGAACCGCGGCGGCGTTGACGGCGAGAAGGCGTACGCCGAGCGCTACGCCAAGGCGATGGCCAACTTCGACCTGGGTGCCCTCACCCGCATGCGCGATGAGCGCGCCACGACCACGACCGGCACGAGCAATGCGCCGATTCCGTTGGAGTACCAGAATCGCATCATCACCAAGATTCGTGAAGCGACCGTGATGCGCCAGCTCTGCACCGTCCGCAACGTCGGCGCGGATCAGCGCATCTTCGTGGAAGGCTCGACCCTGCCTACGGCTTACAAGGTCTCGGAGAACTCGGACATCACCGAGTCGGATCCGAGCTTTGCCGCGCCGATCGCGGTGGCCGACTACATCTGGGGCGTCAACATGAGCTGGTCCAAGGCCTACCGCCAGGATGCCGTTGCAGGCATCGAGTGGCTCATGGACCGCGGCTCGCTGGCCCTCGCGCTCAAGCTCGAGGACGAGATGATCAACAGCGCGTCGGCTCCGACCGGCCTGCTCGCGACCATTCAGGCAGGCCAGAAGGTTCCGGCCACGGGCAGCGCAGGCACCATCGCTGACATCGGCGCAGACGACGTCATCGACCTGTACTTCAAGTGCCCCCCGCAGTACCGCACCGATCCGTCGTGCCGGTTCCTGCTGCAGGACGGGCTTTTGAAGGCTCTGCGCAAGCTGAAGTACAGCGGCAGTGGCGAATACATTTGGAAACCGAGTGAGCGTTACTCGGACATCCGCGACGGAATCCCGGGCACGCTGTTCAGCGCGGCGTATTCGATCTGCCAGTCGATGCCTGCGCCCACGACCGCTTCGGTCGGCAGCCAGCCCATCGTCTTCGGACCGTTCCGCTACATCGAGTGCTACGACCGCGACAGCGGCGTCGACATGATCCTGGATCCGTACACCAACGCCCAGGCGTTGAGGACCCGGGTCATCATGTCGTTCCGCACGGACTTCGTCAATACGATGCCTGATGCGTTCGCTTCTATCGTGCTCTGAGTCTCCTTTCGGTCCTGGGGAGGTGGGGGGTTCGGGGCATTCCCCTCCACCTCCTCAGGGCTTTTCATAGAGGCACCATGGTCACGCTGAGCACCATCAAGTCAGCCCTCAAGATCGACTACACCTCGGACGACGCGGATCTCCTGCGTCTCCGGGATGCAGTCGTTGCGCTGGTCGAGACCTACACCGGCCTGACCATCTGCCCCCGCCAGGTGAAGCAGTACCTCGGGGGCTTCACCAGGGCGCGCATCGAGCATGCTCCGTTCATCTCGGTGGGCTCGGTGACCTACACGTCGACCTCGGGCACGACGGTGACCATGCCCAGTACGGACTACTTCCTGGTCCGCAGGGAACTGCCGACGGTCTACATCGACTTCACCAAGCAGCCCTCCATCAAGGACGGCACCGAGGTCGAGGTCGACCTGACCGTGGGCTACACCAAGGCTCCCGCCGATCTGGAGCACGCCATCATCGCGCTCATCGGCACCTTCTACGAGAACCCCGGCAGCATCCAGACCATCAACGGCGCAGGCCCGCTGCCCATGGGCGCCGAGTTTATCCTCTCGAACCTGAGGGTCAGAGGGTCCGTCTCATGAACCCCGGCACTCTGCAATGGACTGCAACCGTGAAGCGCGAGACGTCCTTCGACAACCTCGGTCGCCGCGATGGCGACTTCAGCACCTCGGCCGGCACCTTCAGGTGCAGCGTCGAGGACCGCGGAGCCTCCGAGACCGAGTGGGGCGACGGAACCGCGGTCGTCAGGAACTACGAGGTCAGGGCCAGGTGGGAGTCCATCCAGGCCCACTCACTGACCGAGGTCGACCGCCTGCTGATCACGCCGGGGAACATCCTGCTGCGCATCAGCGGCATCACGAACTCAGGCCTTGCCGACCGCGAGGCCGTCATCGACTGCGTGGAGGTCCAGCTGTGAGCCTTCCCCAGGCGCTCAAGACCATGCTCCAGGGCGTGACGGGCATCGCCAACGAGGCCGTGACCTACGGGTCCAGGCCCCAGGGCGGTTCCATCCCCTGCATCACGTTCACCGTGAGCGGGAACATCCCCATCAGCATCGGAGCCACCCCGATCCGCCGGGCCGACGTCCAGATCCGCTCCACGGACTACACCGCGGAGGGCGCCCAGGCCCTGGCCGAGGCCGTCGAGCAGCAGATCGCCACCGGCACCTTCAGCGGCGTCCAGTTCATGGGCGCCTACAACCTTCTCTCGATCCTCGAGGCGCCGGTGCCGACCATCGGAGACGAGGCCTCCACCTACTCCGCACTGACCAGCTTCTACGTCATCTACAGGTAACCACCCATGGCAGCCTACACCGCAACCGTCTCGACCTTCTCCTGGAACTCCGTGGTGATCGACGCCGTCGGCACCGTGTCCGCCAGCGTGCAGCGCCCCGCCCTGGACGTGACCCAGGTCGGCAGCGCCAACACGCATCACATCCCCGGGGTGGCGACCTCGGTGGTGACCGCCGACATTTACTACAACACGGGCAACCACTCCGCCCTGGTCGCCGACTTCCTCAACGGAACCAGCCGGTCCTTCGTCTTCACCGTGGGCCCCAGCGGCGACACGGTCAGCGGCACAGGCCTCCTCACCGGCCTGGACATCGTGTCCAGCAACCAGGACGTCGTCCGCGGCTCGATCAGCATCCAGGTCGAGGGCCCCATCACCATCGCAGGCGTGACCGCACCGAACGGCGCCAACGAGGTCTAAGCCATGAGCATCAAGAACGCCCTTGCACTTCGCAACCACACCTGCCAGGCCGAGGGCCACACCTTCGTCCTGCGCAGGCCGTCCGTCGCAGACCTTGCCGAGGCCTCCGTCCAGGCCAAGCAGGGGGATCCGGGCTTTAGCGCCTGGCTCGTCTTCAACCACCTGGTCGAGGATGGAAAGCCCGTCTTCGACAGCCCGGAGGAGGTCCTGCAGTGCGACGCCAGCCTCGTCACCTTCCTGGTCGACCAGATCGACAGGCTCTACGGTGAGCCCCAGGACTTGACCCGGCAGCCATCGAAGTCCTGAGGGCTGCCGCTCCGTTCGTAAGGCAACCACCCCAGGAACTCTCGATCCTGTGGCTGGCTCTTGACAAGGACACCACCGACTGGGACGCCATCCGCAATGCGCTTAGAAATCGACCAGGCAAGCCTCGACCAGCTGATGCAGAACCTGGGCGCCTTCGACACGAAGATCCGCCGCAGGATCGAGCGCCAGGCCATGGTGAACTTCGGCAAGTACGCCAAGGGGAAGGTGGCCGGGGCGGTGACCCAGGGGAACGAATCCCTGCAGAAGAACATCGACTACAAGGTGGGCAGGACCAAGACCCGCCGGGCCCAGGTGAACGGCAAGTGGAAGGTGATCAAGCCGGGGGCGACCTACTGCGCGGTGGGAGCCCGGTCAGGCGTTCCGATCGTGGGGGACTCCCACGCTTCCAGGCCCACCGGCTATGACTATCCCCGCTGGGCCAGCAAGAGCCGCAACTGGGGCATGTATGAGGCGCACCTGGCCCGCTGGTACGAATCCGGCTTCCGAACCTGGCGCAAGGGCGTGAGGTCCTTCAGGAAGGGCAAGGGCTGGCGCCGCGGCCTCAACGGCCAGGCCCTCGGCCCCGTGATCTACAGGCAGCGGTGGTTCGAGACCCTGGTACCCTCGCTCGAGCGCCAGTGCATCGCCTTCCTGCAGCAGGAAGTGCAGTCCGCGATCGCCGACAGCAGCAGGTACCAGGCCAAGCCCAGGAAGCGCAGGACCGTCTAATGGCCAAGAAGTCAATCAGCGACATCGTCCTCCGCGCCGTGGTGGACACCAGCGGCGTGGCCCAGGGCCTGAACAACATCGGCGCCCAGGTGGCGGGCAGGACCTATGGCACCGGCCAGGGTGGCCCCACGGGGGCCAGCGGTGCGGCCGGAGGCTTCGTCAATCCCCATGGCGGAGGTGCCGGCCCTGGTGTCGCCGCGGTGGCTGCGGCTGCAGCGGCAGGTGTGACTGTGGCCAGGGGAGTAGGTGGTGCAGGTCCCGGCGGGGCCGCCATGCGTGAGGCAATGGCCGTTACCGGAAACCCGCTCACGAATCTCTTGAGCAAGCGGTATGTGGCTCCGCGTTTTCGCAAGCAGGAGGATCTGCTCAAGGCAGCCAAGGTGGCGCAGGACGCCGGCAGCGACATGGCGGCCAGGGCATACGTTCGCGAAGCTCTGCGGGAAGGTGCAGCTGGAGCTATGGCGTCACGGCGCCTCAGCAGGTTTGCCGAGAGCCGTGTTGGTCGCTTCACCGGCGG